GACATGTACAAGTGGCTTCTCATTCCTCCCGACCCCACTAAGATTGAGGACGTACACTACACTAACGAGAAGCTTGAGGAAATCATGACTGGTTACAAGGAGAACCAGGCACAGGCTACTCGCATGTTCCAAGAGCGCAAGGCGGCTATGATGGAGACTAAGGCCGGTGGATACGTCCCTGGCGACGAGAACTCGAAGTTTTACACTAAGCCCGACGAGGCGCCCATTTCTCACCCCGCGGAGGTCCTGGAGCGACTCAAGAAAGAAAAGCCCGACACTCCTATGGAGGAGCTTGTCAAGGAGGCTGATGATATTGTTAATGAGGAGATGAAGGAGCGCCAGAGGAAGCGCGCGGAGGACGCCGCTAAGGCTGAGGCGTCGACCGAGGCAAAGGATGAGGAGGCAAAGGATGAGGGAGAACCCGAGGTTTCTTCCGCGTAAATAATATTCATATACAATAAAACAAAATGCTTAGGATTATCCTTACGATAATTCTAGTTGGAGCTTTCTTTATTTTGTTTTTTAAACCAAAATACGATTTAAAAAACAAAACAGTTTCCGAACCATCGACAACTGCCGGTTTTACTGAAGATACAGGTGATGCGTTCATACACCCAGCGTATCCCACACAACTTATTAAAAAGGATGCTAGTGGAAAAATTAAACCCATATACGGTGACATAGGCACATTCGTTGCATACTCGGGTGTACCTGATGAACATTGGTTGAGTGGATTTCCTCAACAACCAACTGAATCCCAAAGCTATGAAGACGCCGATACCAAGTTATCAAGGCGTATACGTGACCTCAGTAAATAATTAACTATACCTGAGTATCACTGGCTGCATAGTTTTCCCCATAAAAAACCCAAGTAAGAAAACAGCAAACGCGATTATCCACGTAGATTTATCAATGTTCGTGAATACATCGAATTTATCATTTTGAGGAGGCGGGGGTTGAGGATAATTCATTTCACTTGGATGAAAATAGTACGGCTGTTCTTGAATCATTTCCTGTTTATCTTCATCTTTGTCCTGAATTAAAGGGTCGACTGTAGGATTATACTCTATAGGATTGCCTATGTCAGTTTCCATTTTCTAATATAGTTTTTGTTTTTTTTAAGCGTCTTCTTCCTCACTTTCACTCTCATCATCTACCACGAAACCCTTGAGATTACCATTCTCGTCAGCGTCCTCGTCATACTCTTCTTCACTCTCATCCGAGGAGATGTATTCATCATCGGTGTCGATATCGGAATCAATCACCGAGTCATGTTCATCCGAAGCGTAATCATCAATTAGAACCTCTTCTGCGGGTACATAAAGAGTGGGTTTCTTTACAGCTCTTCCAAAACGAGTAGTTACGGTCATTTATACTTTAAGTATTGAATTGTTTAAGTACTTTTAACATGCAGTTTTTCTACTATTTTGGACGGTAATTTATGGGTTCTAGCTTTACTATTCTTACAAATAGGGCATTTCTGCGTTATTAGATTCTTTTTTATGATATATGACATTAGCTTATCTTCATGTTCTCCTGATATGTTTTCACAAAACATAGATGTAGTCATGGCGAGTATGTATCCTTTCCCCTGTGTTATTTTCACCACCTGTAGAGTACCATCTGTTTTCATATTCTTATTAATGAATGCCTCAAGTTCCGGTTTTACGTCACTCTGATTAATTTGAGGCTTTTCGATATATTTTTTGATTTCTGGGCATTTTGTAAGTGTTTCCTTTTTGGGATACAACTTATCTACTATAGCATTCGTGAGTTTGTGTCTACGACCGCAGAAGTGTTCACAGAGACCATCACGACGCCCTATAATAGTTTCATGCCGACTGAAACACTTCTGGAGAATCTCTCTTCCACTTATGATGAACCATACGTGATTCGACCCATGGTTTCTTTGTACATTTTCACAGTATTTGGAAGTTGTAGCCGCGTAATAGGTTTCTTTGTTTTTGAATAGTTTAGTGATATATGCATCACTTTGACCCTCCATATTTTTTCGAACAAAGTCTTCTATGAGACTTCTCAACTCTTCGTCATAAATTTCATCTTTAGTCTCTTCCGCTGAAAAAGAACCCTCCTTTACTTTGACGGACGGAACTTCTATGGTGACGTTTTTTGGTTGGTCCGTCCTGATGGCCGACATTTTTAGAATTTTAACACTTGGCTTTTGGTCTATGCGCATCATTGTACAAAACGGTTCTTGTGTGTAGATGAAAAGGGGTAGATATGGAAGTTGGTCCACTTGTCCGTTTTTACAATGTTCACAGCCTCTCCCTCCACATGCCTCATGTTTTGCCCGTTTATAAGACCATGGCATCCTGAATCCGCTACCCTTCGAACGACGTGCAACACTCCCATAAACTGATGCATCTATAATATCATTCCATTCGACATTTCGGTTAAACTTAGCGAGTGAAACCAGAATGTGTTCTCGAAGAGCGATAGCGGACGCTTGGTCAACTACTAAACCCGACCAATTCAGATGTACACCAGTTTTCATAAGTGTACCACATTCCTTGGGTTTAGATACAGAAACGAGACACTCATTACCACCATGACGTTTTACAGTCTCACAAATAACCTTGGAAATATCTTGAATCTGATCTATTCCAAGGGGGTCTGGGTCTTTATAGTCAATATCTACAAAGAAGTTGTACGTCTCACTCTTTTGCTCGACGACGTAAATTTTCTTCCCTGAAGTGACCGCCTCTATATATTTTTCATAGAATTCATTCAAGCTATCAAAGGGTACGGAGAGTTTGCCTCCATCCATGAGTACATGTGATAACTTGGATGCATTGTTAGCATACCAATTTCTAAACATACCTTACTATTGTTAATCATCTCTAAACCACTTCATACAAGAAACATCTGGATATTCTTTTGTCTGTGAAAGTTCCTTTTTAAAGGTGAGTAATTCATAGACAGTCTTATTCTCATTCTCTTTCATCCAATCCTCTATTTCTTGTTCACACATTCCCCTGTTCTTTTCGAGAAGTTCACCTATCTGTCTTAAAATGAAAGCCTTAGACTTCATTATTTAATAGAGAAGGTTTTTCTGTTATGCGAACTTATGCACGCGTAGAATTTGGGATTTTTAAGAACATTATCGATTATAAGTTTCCAACGTTTACGTGAGTTAAACTCCTCAAGGGTATCGTAACTCATGTAATCGTTTTCGTCGTGGGTTTTACGAATGGGTTGATTATTAATTTTTTTCAACTGCATCTTATGCTTTTCTTCATAGAACTTCCGAATCTGAGTCTGCTGTTCTGAACGAGAAAAGTTGACGAAAAAGATATATACATTATACTCGAGTTCTACTGTGGGACTCTCTTTGACTGTAAATTTATATTCTGTGTATTCTCCATTTTTTAGTGAAACAACACCACGTGTCTCTTCTTCTAATTCTCTTAAGGCACATCTTAAAGGATTGAATATCTCACGTCTCCTGCATCCTCCTGTGACGAAAATCCAATCTTTGAAGCGCCAATCTCTTACTGTGAGAAACCGGGGTTTCCCATCAGTAAAGCTAACCGGTATTGCAATCGCTTTGTACTTTTTCATTGCGCATTCGCAAGTTATAATAAGGCGATATGATTATTCATCCTCCTTTACCTCAATTTTCTTGGTCTCGGGCTCCGTCTCAGGAACAGAGGGTTCCTCGGGAGGAGCGGTGAGGTGCCTGACGACCTGGGCTGAAAAATTCTTAAATCCATCGATGTCCTTTTTCGCCTTGTTCAATTCCTTAAAGAGAAATACGACAGCGACAGCACATACGATAGTTGCGACAACTAAAAGAGTGTCTTTCGTAACTGGAACCATTTATAGATGAAACTAACATCTTCTTTTTAAGCATTCTACATCACTGCACCCATCTTGGTTTTACCAGGGGTAGGACACTCATAGGGTGTCTGAGCAAACTGAACGGCTTCGTAATGCGCGTTTTCACATGATTTGTTTGTGGACGGCGTTTTGGGCTGTCCGACAAAGGTTTCAAGTGTCCTGGACTTAGGATCGTACGTCAATACAAAAACGATGGATAGAAGAAAAAATATTTTCCAAAGCATCTTTTACTAATTAGTTAGAATATAATAGACCACCCATACCATTCTCCACGCGTAACACGTTGAAATTTACGGCATAAATGTCATCACCGACGTTCTGGTTGTCGTTAATGATACGAGCCGAATCGAGTCGGGAGAAATTGAGGGTTCCAGTGGGCTGCAGCTTACCCGCATCGAGGCAGAAGGGGTAGAAGAACAGAGTCTTAAGGGTCGCAGGCTTGGAAGCGTTGGAAGTGTGGTAATAGAGGGGAACGTGGGAGTAGTTGGGATCGGCGAACTTGAAGTCGGTAACATCGGTACCGTTAATCTGAAGCTTGAGCTTGTTGTTGTTGTGAAGAATGGAAAGAGCAGACGCCTTACCAGCAGCAAGGTATTTCACTGGATGGTTGAAATTAAGCTCCTGCATCTTGGAACCGGAAGACACGGCCTTCTGGACCTGGGTAATGAGCATGTTGAGGGGCTGAGAAGCGAACATCTCGCGCTCCTGAGTATCGAGGTACGCGTAGTTGGCGTAGACATCCCACTTGTGGGAGGCCGCAGAACCGCCCCAAGTGATGCGAAGCTCTACATCGTGGTACTGAAGGGCAATGAGAGGAAGAGCAGTCTGCCAATTTTCACAAAAGGCAAAGCGAAGTGGGTAGAAGCGCTCGGCAGACGCACCACCGTAGAGGTCACTAGCGACAGACTTGGAAGAGTTAGTCGCGGAGAGGATAGGTGCGATGAGAGTCGAGTAGGTCGAGTCCTGCTCATCAATAACTTGGCCACCCACTAGAAGCTCTACCTTGGAAATTACGGTAGTCCAATCGGCAACAGTTTGAGTAGCGGTACCATCGTTGGGAACGAGGTAAACATAGTTGAGCATGTCACCCTTGCGCTCGAAGCGGATGGTAGACATACCGTTGTTCGAGACGTTGCCTTGGATGACCTGACGCTCGACAGTTTGGGAAAAATTCGTATGACGTTTGTAGGTAGACCTAAAAAAAGATACCTCGGGCTGACCGACGAGGTGCACATCCTGAGCACCGACGGCGACGAGTTGGGCAATACCACCAGACATTTTATAATATAGTGAGAGTTTATTTTTAAGCTGTCACTATCACATAAAATGAGATTTGATTACTGAGGAGGGGTGGGCCAATTTATTTGATACGGTTGAAATCTTTCATTGTACAAAATACCCGTTTGGGGTAAATCTCGTAGTTGACGCCTGTAATTATTCCATTTACTACGTGTAACATCGTCATGATAAACATCCGCAAGTTGCGTCCAATCTGTTTTCTGTATTTCTATATTCCTTTGGTCTATTACACCAAACAGTTTAAGGTTCATTCTTTTGAACTGTGCAACCGCTTCATCTGATTGTACATCAACGCTTATATTACCCGAATCATCGACTTTTATAAATCTATAAAGTTCAAAAGGTGTAGTTAAAGATGCTCTTTCTACGTCTTCTTCAGGCACTGGAATAAATAAATAATCATCTATGTCTTCTGGAGCCGGTGGATATTCTTCACCTTCTGCTAGCCACCAACTATTTTTGTGGTTTGTTTTGTTAATAACATATCTCGCAGCTCGTCTCCCATTGGGTTCAACGGGTGGAGGCTGAGGTTGTAACATACTATAATTAAAATAGATTTAATTCTCAAACATTTATCGAACCTTTCAAGGTGGAGCTTTAATGGGTAGGGTCAGAAACATAGTCCTGCATACCTATAATTCCGTTAAAGTAGTCTACTCTCATATGCGAAACCGAGTAGGTTCTGTTGTGTCGAGCAAATTTGAACTCAAATAAAGTAGTATCATGACCCCACTGCGACAGGTTATATGCGTGACTAGATAAACCACCCGAGATGGTATCAAAATGGAGACTATTT